AACCCGTTCGCCAATCCCGGCGATGATCTGCGATACGCTGCGGATCAGTTTCAGCAGGCCATCGGCAAAGAACCGTGGAAGATCGAAAACTACCGGGTGCATGGCGCTAGTCCGGTTGTGGATTACATAGGAGCCATCCCGGCGCTGGTGGGAAAGGCGGCACACGGAACGGCGAACATGCTGCCGGAAGTGCTGAACGGCTTGGCGGATATCGGAGATTCCGGTCAATGGCAGCAAGACCCGGAGACGGGCGCAGTCCACATGAAGCCGCTGTCACCGGAGGCCATGACGGCGCTGACGGTATTGCCGGGTGGATTGGTCGGGGCGCTGGACGTTGGCGAACCGGGCGCGGTCGGGGCGTTCAACGTGTATCACGGCTCGCCGCATCGGTTTGAGAAGTTCGACAGTTCGAAAATCGGGACGGGAGAGGGAGCGCAGGCGTACGGGCATGGGTTGTATTTTGCTGAGAATCCCGAGGTCGCTCAGAACTACCAACAGGCGTTGCAGCAAGTAAGCACGGCTCCGTTTGACGAAATAGGCATCCCGCCGAAAGACTGGAACGCCGCGCGGATGTTCGCTCAGAACATGGACATTACGCAGCCAGACGTTGCGGCAAAAGATTTTGCAGAATGGACGGGGCGCAGCGTTACGCCCCAACTGGTGGACGCATTTCGCAAGGCTAAGAATCCCGGCGCACTTTACGAAGCCCAAATCGCACACGACCCCGAAGACTTCCTCCATTGGGACAAGCCGCTGAGCGAGCAAAGCCCGCAGGTGCAAGCTGCATTATCAGGCCGCGTAGGAGAAAATGAAGCAGTCGGGGCCGTTCTCGCCAGGGCGTATAGGAACCCGTTGTTTGCTGGTGATATTGTCGGCGCGGAACAGGCATCTCCCGCTGAACTGAGTGCGAAACTGCGCGAGATTGGCATCCCCGGCATCCGCTACCTAGACGCAGGCTCTCGTAACGCGGCTGGCGATCCGACACACAACTACGTCCTGTTCAATGACAAGGATGTTCACATTACCGGCATCAACGGACAGCCCGTCACTCTGACGCCGGTAAACCATGACCCGTTCACCGTGCCGGTCGATCACGATCCGTTTGGGAGCCAATGATGGCTGCATATACCCACATCCTCATCAAGAAGACGGCCAAGGAAATGGCCGGGGCCTTCTATGAGCACGCGGCACATGACAACGAGTTCTATCGCCACTTCCCGAAGGTCAACGCCTTCGTGTCGAAATGGTGGGGCCGCTTCGTTCCCATCGCCCGCGACACGCTGACGACCATGCTGGCGCAGCCGGGCGTGAGCGAGCACGAGAAGCAACGGATATTCGACGCGCTGGTCAACGAGCGGTCTCTGCCGTCTGACACGCGCGTTCACTGAGACCCCTACCGGCTGGGTAAACCGGGCTACTACTTGGGATAACCATGGCTGACGAAATCGAGACTGGCGCTCCGCAGAGCGTGCCGGAAGGCGAATCTGTGCCTACGCCTGAAACTGCAACTCCCGAAGCTGGCGCGGGAACCGAGACTGAAACCGCCGAAGGGACCGAGAACGAAGCCGAGCCGGAACCGGATGATTCCGAGAAGGCACGCCGCGCCGCGCTCGACCGCCGCTTCGCCAAACTGACCAAGGACAAGCACGACGCATTGCGCGAAGCCGAACGGATGAAGGCGGAACTGGCGCTCTATCGGGCGCAACAGTCGCAGGAAGGCACGCAGGCGACCGCTGAACAGCTTGCACGCCAGCCCGGCAGCGAGCAACTGACGCAGGCTCAGATTGACGCTAGGGCGCGCGAAATCGTGCAGCAACAGACATTCCGGCAGGCGGTGGAATCGACCATCGAGGCTGGCACCAAGGAGTTTGCCGACTTCAACGACAAGTGCAACTTGCTCGCTGACTTCGGCGCGAATGACGTTCCCTACTTCCTGCCGATCATCACCGACACGCCGAACGGCCATAAGGTGCTCCAATACCTCGGCAGCAATGCCCACGAGGCCGAGCGCATCCTGAACCTGCCGGAACGGAAAATGGCGGTGGAGATCGACCGTATCGCGGCGAAGGTCGGTAAGCCCACACCTGTCGCGGTATCGAAAGCCCCGCCTCCGGTTTCGCCAATTGACGGAACCGCGCGGGCGACTGTCTCTCCCGACAAGATGAATGACGAGGAGTTTGACAAGTGGTACGCGGCGCAACGGGCGAAGAAACGCGCCTGACGCAGCGACCAAAAGCCTAAACCGACACGGACGGTCAATTCCGCGCTCTCCCTGTACTCGGGTCAGGTCCGAAATCCCCCGCTGGCTGCGCTCCTTAGCGAGCAATTCAATGTCTGCCCGGCTGGACTTTCCTAACCTTCCCCCCTTTTACATTGGAGAGCCACCATGGCCAATTCGATTCTCACTGATAGCATCATCACGCGCGCTGCGGTGCGCCTGTTCATCAACAGCAACAACTTCCTTCAGAACATCAACCGCCAGTATGACGACCAGTTCGCCGTCGATGGCGCGAAGATCGGTACTCAGCTTCGCATCCGCCTGCCGAACGATTATGTCGTTACCAGCGGCCCTGCGGCGTCGATCCAGGACACGACTGAAACGCAGACCACCTTGACCGTGGCGACGCAAAAGCACGTCGATATGTCGTTCAACACGTCTGAGCGCACTCTGTCCATTGAGGACTATTCCGAGCGTGTTCTGGAGCCTGCCATTAACAAGTTGGCCGGCGCCGTCGCGCTGGACGTAATGTCCGGTTCCGAAGGCGGCGTGTGCAACTACACGTCGAACGTAGATAGCGGCAACAACGTCATCGCCCCGACCGCAAACACTTTCCTTTACGGCAAGGCGCAGTTGGACGCGAACTCGGCCCGACCGGATAAGCGCATGTTGGCTATTGATCCGTTCGCGGATGCGGCGGCGGCGGGCGTATTGACCGGCTTGCTGAACCCGGCGACGGAAATTAGCCAGCAGTACCGTTCGGGCGCGATGAAGAACGGCCTTGGCTGGTCGTGGATGATGGACCAGACCGTGCTGAAGCACACAACCGGCTCGTTCTCTGCCGGGACTGTGAACGGCGCGAGCCAGACCGGATTGACGATCACCGTCAACGCCATCACCGGCACGCTGAACAAGGGCGATATCATCACCTTCGCCTCGGTCAACGGCGTCAACCGCGTGACCGCGCAGACCACCGGCAAGTTGCAGCAGTTCGTTGTGACCTCGAACGTGGCTTCCGGTGCGACCTCGATCCCGATCTATCCGGCTTTGATTCCGGCTGTGAACGGGAACATGGTGCAGTACCAGACCGTGACTGTCTCGCCGGCCAACGGCGCGACGATCCTGCTGGTGTCGAAGGCGTCGGAAACCTACGTGAAGAACATCGGGTTTGTCCCGGAAGCCATTACCATGGCGACCGCCGACCTGATGATGCCGAAGGGCGTCCACGACAGCGGGCGCACCGTCTATGACGGCATTTCGATGCGTATGATCACGGATTACGTGTTCGGCACCGACCAGTTGGCTTCACGTATCGACGTGCTCTACGGCTACACGTATGTGCGGCCTGAGTGGGCGGTCGTTATCGCCAGCCCGGTCGTTTAACGGATTCGGCGCGGTGGGAAATGCTCGCCGCGCCGTTTCTTTTGAGAGGATTTACATGCCAATCGTTCCCAATCGCAGCGTGGATTACGTGTTTGTTGAATACCCGAAATGGCTGCATTTTGAGGGCAAGCCGTCCGTTCTTGTGAACACCCGCGAGGAAGAAGATCAGGCGACCGCCGACGCGGATCAAAGCCCGTCCGACGAGCGCGGGGAACTGATGAGCCGGTGCGATATGCGCGGCATCAAGTACGACAAGCGGTGGGGAACCGAGAAGTTGCGCGCGGCGCTGGAGTAGGTCATGACCACACCCCTCGACATCATCACGCAATCGCTGAAAGATTCGGGGGTTATCGGTGTCGGTCAGACCGCATCGGCGGAAGATGCACAAGACGCGCTATACAAGCTGAACCAGATGATCAGCCAGTGGAACCGCAAACGGTGGCTCGTCTATCACCTGATCACCCTGAACCTGACATCTACAGGCGCTCAGAGTTACACGGTCGGCACTGGCGGCGATTTCAGTACGCCCCGTCCAGACCGGATCGAATCGGCCTTCTTCCGGCAAATGATCAATTCGCAGCCAAACCAGATCGACTATCCGTTGGAGATTTTGGAAGCGCGGGAAGATTACAACCGCATCCGGCTAAAGACGCTTCAGACCTTCCCGGCCTGGCTGTTCTACGATTCCGGCTATCCGTTGGGAACCATCTACCCGTGGCCGGTCGTGCCATCGGGCATCTACGGCATATTCATCTCGGTCAAGGCGCAGATCGACCGTTTCACCAGCTTGTCGCAAACCATCGTCTTGCCGCCCGAATACGAGGCGGCGCTGCACTACAATCTCTGCGTGAGACTGCGCCCGGCGTACCAGTTGCCGCCCGATCCGACCATCGTCGCGCTGGCGAAGGATTCGCTGAACCTGATCCGTGGCGCAAACGCTCAAATCCCACGGCTGGCAATGCCGCCAAATCTCGTTTCGCACGGCAAATACAACTACTTCTCGGACACCTGAGGCTTTCGGGGGCTGGCGACTGCCCGACTGTCTTTCTCGCATATGACCCGCCAATCAGGAGATAACCAATGGCTTTCACATATCTTTTCCCCTCGGGCTATCGCCTGATTGACGGCAATGACCTGAACAACATCTTCAACGGCGTCACGACCGTTCCCAGCCTGACCACAACCGTGATCAGCAGCACGGGCGCGATTACCACGAGCGGAGGGCTTACCCATACCGGGCGTTCATTCTATCAAACGGTTGGCGTCGGCGGTTCGGCCTATTCCTCGACCGGCAATAACACTGCGACAGTCGCGGGTACGATCTATTGGGCCGAAGTGTCCGTTGATCGCAATTTCACCATGACGGGCGTCGGCATCCTGAACGGCGCGACGGTTGGAACCGATAAGGGCATTGTCGGCATTTATTCGTCCTCGGGCACGCTGTTGGCGAACTCGGCCTTGGCTGGCGCGACGACATCGGGCGCGAATGCCTTTCAGCAGTACGCTCTCACGGCGACGCTGGCGCTTGCAGCCCCGGCCCGGTTCTGGGTTGCCTACCAGTCCAACGGCACGACCGACACCATCCGCACGGTCGCGGCAAGCACCTTCGTGAACTGCCTTACCACATCGACCACGGGCGCGTTTGGCACGCTGACGGCGCTGACCCCGCCGACCACCTTTACGGCCAATGTCGGCCCGATTGCCTACGTTTACTGATCATGAGAGTTTCGCTGGCGGGCGCATATGAGGCGCGTAGTCTAATTGCGTCTGCCCAGCGAAGCGTCAACCTGATCGCGGAAGTCAACCCGCCCGAATCGCAGGCGCAGGCACCTATCACCCTGTATCCTCGGGCGGGCCTTTCGCTGTTGTCCATCCCTCCCGCAATCGGGTCGGGGCGGCAACTCTACACGGCGTCGAACGGCAATGTGTACGCCGTGGTGGGTTCGAGCGTCTATTCCATTGCCTCGAACTGGACATGGACGAAGATAGGCTCGATTACCACGACCACGGGCATGTGCTATTTCGCTGACAATGGGGCCACGGTCGGCACCATGGTTCTGGTGGATGGTTCGGCCAACGGCTACGCGATTGACCTGAACACGAACAACTTTTCGACCATCGTTGATCCGGCGTTTTACGGCGCGACGCGGGTTGAGTTCCTTGACACCTTCTTCATCTTCAACCGGCCCGCCACAAATCAGTATTACATCTCGCCGTCGAATTGGGTTCCGGGTGTTGAGTTCGATCCCCTGGATATCGCGGCCAAGACTGGAACGCCCGATCCGATTGCAACCGTGATTGTGACGGGACATCAGTTGTGGACGCCGGGAACGCTGGGTAGCGAAATCTGGTTCGCGTCCGGTTCGCCTGACTTCTACTTTCAGAATGTGCCGAACGTCCTGCTGCATCATGGCGTGGCGGCTCCATACTCGGTCGCTGGGCAGGATCAAGCGGCGTATTGGCTATCTCAGGACAAGGACGGTCGCCCGGTTGTCATCAAGGCTGCGGGCTATGAAGTGAACCGCATCTCGACCTTCGCGATTGAGAACGAGATACAGTCCTATCCGGTTTACAAGGACGCGATTGGGTTCTGCTACCAGATGGGCGGTCACGCTTTCTATCAGGTCAATTTTCCCTCCGCTGACAAGACTTGGGTTTGGGACGAAACCACGAAACTGTGGAACGAGTACACTTGGACCGATAACAACGGCCTGGAGCATCGGCACCGGGCAAACTGCACCACATTTGGCTATGGGGCGAATGTGTGCCTCGATTGGCAGGACGGGTTCCTGTACGAGATGAAACGGGACGTGACGACCGACTTTCTCAGCCCCATCGTGTACCGCAGGGGCTTCCCGCACATGATGGAAGACGGC